TTAGACACTGTCGCCACAAATTTAGCTGACATTGTAAGACTATCTACATCATCTTGCGGTATTCCACCGAAACATGAAAAAAAGACATTCTTAACAACATCAAACATTGCTGTAACTAAATTCATAACACCAGCATCTCCTCCAGCTTGTGCATTCAAATCTCTAAACATTGATTCACTAATATTCCCTGATAAAGTACGAATTATAACATTTTGAGAAGATATAACGGGAAAATGCCCTATTGCGCCCTGAACTGCTAGGACCAGACAGCTTATCAAGCTGCTGAGTGGTACCAAACCACCCAACGCAATAGCACATAAACATGCTATATTCTTTCCACTACGATTATTCTCCTCCATCAAAAGAACACCAAGTGATACAAAATTTATAATTGTTTGCATCAATTTTGTAAACACACCTGAAGAAAACTGTGTTAAAGTTTCCTTCATCGCACCAATAAAGTCGGCCACTTCTACAACTTTTTGCCCAACCAAATCAAATTTCGCTAATGCTCCATTCACTCTACTTGGCAAAGTCACTGTATCCTTTACCGCATCACCAACTGCACTTCCAAAAGTTTTAACCTTATCCTTTACAGATAAAATCAATTCTTCCAAAACTTGTGCCCGATATTTCTCCTTTCTTAATTTTTTCGATAAACACTTTGTTAAACTACAATCTATACGCATTTCTTTATACAAATTAGCCAACCACTTACAATCACGTTCCGTATTTGTAAAGTAAGTCTTAACGAAATCATCCATCAAGATATTTTTCCATCTTTTCAATAATTCATGTTTCTCTCCATGTCGAAGAGAGCTAAAATACATTCGAATATTAGATATGTCTAATCTACCATATTCTAAAGTATTATAAGCTACCACCATCTGTTTCTTCACATCATAGGACAATACATCATTCGTCTTTTTCTCACCAAATTTTTTCCAATTTTCATCAGAACAAGCTTCAGCGAAAAAACTATAACGACTATCATCACTATCCGCACTTTCCGGTGTTTCATAACAAATTGCACATACCTGTATCTTATCACAAAAACATATATTATAATGTTCCCATAATAATTCACGATATATACAATCTCTACGAGCCTCATCCGCTACGTCTATAGCACTACTATTACATGGATAACAAACATGACACATTTCACAACAACCATGAGTATGCGTATTAAACGCACACCTAAAGCTATTACGCCACATGTGACTATTAATATGCACACCATAGCCTGTAAGTCCGAAATCATAACCAATAAAATCCAAATACGTCTTTCCACGTTCTTCAACCAACCAATCATCGTCGTAACTACCATCCACACTATTTTCACAATCCGAATCTTCATCACTTCCAATTTGAGCACAAAATCTATTATCTATCTTTTCAGAATAAATAAAAGATCTAGTATACAAATTCAAAGCATATGACGATAAATTATCAACAAACCTGAAGCCAACCACCTCTTTATTATAAATTAATTTAATAAATCG